CATATTGTTGTAAAATATCCATCACAAACGACAAAAGACACGCTAATTTGCTTTGATTGTAGGAAACAAATTCATTATGTTAGGCAAATAGAGAGGTCGTATAATGATTGAAACAATTCTTAACGAAATTATTATTCTGTTTGCTGTGGCTGGGGCTAGTGTGTCCGGTATCGTCATTACAAAAAACCTATTCAGAAGTTCGCCTTTACATGCAAAAGAAAGAAATCGATTTAATCTCTATATTGGGGATTTGGAGAAGGAAAACAAGAAGTTAAGAGGTGCAGTTAACCGTGCAAAGCAGCCATTAACCATCAAAGAGTATGATGAGGAGAACCCTATGGGTGCAATTAGTGAGTTAATCTCAGGCCTGGCACCTATTTTACCTTCATCAGTAAGACCATTTCTCAATAATCCGGCTGTTATCAAAGGTGCAGAGAAGTTGCTGCAGGAACACCCAGAAGAAATCAAAAACGTTTTATCTAAACTAGTTAACAAGAAACCTAATGCAAAAGACCAACCTCAAACAGTGCAAGAGTCTATCGATAGCATGTCGGTATAAGGGGAAACTCTGCACCGCTTGTTATTTAGGCTGGGGAATTATTCAAAAAGTTGATAAAGTCGGTAATGAAACGTATTCGGTAGATTATTGCATGTTTTGCCGACGATTTCTATAACTTTTTATACGAATATCGTGTGTCAATTACATGGTTAGTCTTAATACATTATTTACACTCGGTGTCATCGGTGCAGGTTTGCTCGCTTTCACTTCCCTAGGTGGCGCTGGTGGCATCGGTCAAAGACTTGGCGGTTCATTAGGTGGCGGCATACGTTCCTTTAATGAAAATATATCAACATCATTTAACCAGGCCTTACAAGGGCTTAACCCATTTGCAGCAGCACAAGAATCGGCAGCATCAACATTATCAGGTATTACACAACCGATTTCTGAAGTTGTTGAATCAGTAGGGTCAGGTGGTATGAGTGCAGGTTCATTAGAAACATCTCCAAGTGAATATGGTTCTGGTTCTACTGCAGTAGATACAAGTGCAGCACCTAAAGCAACTCCAATTTCCACTTCATTTCAACCTCAAGTTATTTCAGGCGTAGTTGACCCAACATTTGCAGCAAAATATTCATTTGTAGCACCACAAGAAGGAAAACTAGACGTATCTAAAGCATTTAAATTTATTAATCAACCGTTATCAGTTGTAAATGATGCTTCACAAGTAGCTAAAATTTCTAACACTCGTGCTAAATCAAATTATGGGGGTTATGGTACTGCAAGCCAACAAAACGCAGCGCTGGCTTCATTAATTCAAACAAACGCTAACAAATATTCGGAGTATTTCTCATAATGGCTCGTTCAGCAGCTCAAAAACGAGCAACAAGAAAACTTGTAGCATTAAACAAGCGTAAACGTAAAGGAACCACTAAAGGAATGGTACGCAAAACAGCAAGACGTGCCTTTGAAGGTAAACGCAAATCGTCAAAAACCAAGCGTAAATCGTCAAGTTCAAATAGAAGAACACCAATTAGAAGTATGGCAAGACGAAGACGTTCCAGCGCAAGACGTGCAGGTTCTAAAATTTCTAACGTTCTCACTTCCGGCCTAGTCGGGAAAGCAGTAACAGGTATTGGTGCAGCAGCATTAGTCGGTACTGTAATGAACAGAATTTTACCTGGTAGTCCAATTACTGGAATAGCCCAACCAATAGCAGCTTATGCTGCAGGCGGAGCAGTGGGTGCAGTAACATCAGTTCTTCTAAACGGTGGTCTAGGTTCCATAACAGGTTTCCTAGGTGGTCAACAAGCCGCAACACCATCAGTTGGCACAGTGGAGTTTGGAGTATAATGGCACTTCCAGTACAACGTACTTACATTATCCCAGCAGTTCCCGTACTTAACGTACCTCAGTTTATGACTGACCAACAAACCGGACAGAATAACTTTTTGATATTGACTCCAAATGTACTCCAAGACCTCGTGATGAATCCAGACGGTGGAGCCGGTGCAGTGTACCGATTCCAACTCGTCAAGAATGGAAATACAACTCCAGTTCGTGCAGATAGCCCATCTATGAGCCCAACAACTCAAGGAAGAGTTCCTATAGGAAACGTTTCTTTGAGCCCAGGAAATTATCAGTGGGAAGCAACACAAACCGCAGTAGGTGCAGGTCTAGCAGTAGTTACAATTCTTGCAAGATATGCAAGTCCGCTTAACTAGGTGAGATACTCGTGCCGTTTAACTACACAGTATCTAACCTACCCCTTTTAGTTCCGATTAGAGTTATCTTACCAGCAGCAACAGCAAATCAAATTATATCCTTCCCTGATAGGTTCCTAGGCCGTGCGGTCTCACTAAAGATTACAAATAATGATGCAGCAAATGCATTAACTTATGCATACAATCAAAACTCTCAATTTTCTAGCCTGGCCGCAAGTTCCTTTGATACCCTAGATGGTACAATAGTTAATTTCTTAGAAGTTAACACTGGTGCAGCGGGAACTTGCTTAGTAGAAGCACAAGTAGCTTCATTAATTGAACAACAAGTACAAACTAAAACACAAGATACATTCTATTCAGTAAGAGTTCCAACCACTGGAGAACAAAACGTTCTAGACTTGGAGGAAACAACATAATGTCATTTGGTGGCGGCGGTGGCTCATCGGGAATCACTGCACATATCCATTCCACATCAACAGGTGAGGGCGGTGCTCTCCGTGCAAATAGATCCACAAGTACAGGAACAGCAATCGATATTAATTCAGTACCACAGCCAATAGAGGTTTTATTATAATGGCGGAACCTGTAGTAATTGGCTATGGTCAAAACAAATGGATTAAAGATGCAGATACAAAAATGGTTTATTTAGCTAGTGACGCCAGTATTAATAATTCCGGTATGAGTATGAAACACGCTGCGGCCGGAAGTGGATTAAGTACCTACACCGTACCAGCGGGCAAAGTGTATATTTTACTTTTAATTAATATCGCTGTTTATTCGACAACAGCAAAAGAAGGATTTCAGCTTTTTGCGGGTGTAGGTTTAGCTTCAACTCATAATAAAATAACTTATGCGTTAAACAACTCAACGACAGAAAACGAGATGATTCCCATGGAGACTTACGTAACTTTTGAAGCTGGAGAAAATGTAAACATGTATTGGACTGGTGGCTCTGGTTCTATGCGTTGTAGCATGTTAGGAGTTGAGACAAATGCATAAATGCGGTTATTGTGGTGAAGATTTAGACGACCACACTTTTGAACAATTACAAATATGTAAACTCAAAGCTGAATTAGGAGGTGAGCATTGATGGAATCTTTCTTAGCAACATTAGCCTTTTTAGGAATAGCTATGGTATCAGTTTGCGGTGTCGTAGTTCTAAAAATCTATAACCCAAACAGTAACAAATGATCGAAGCAGCGATTGCAGTTAGCCTGGCCGTTCTAGGTCTTACTATCCATAATATGCGTTGTATTCATAGAATAGAAAAAAAGATACTATTCATGCAGTACCGAAATAAACAAGAGGTATTTGATGAGATTGAAGCATCAATTGATATTTATGATAAAAAAGAAAAACACGACTTAGAAGACAAATAACTATACTTGCACACGTACAGTTTCTTTATGTCTCACTAAGCCGTGATATGGTGGTCGAGGATTGTTTACTTTTTTACCTTTTGGAGTTGTCCAAACATCTAGTTCAACTAACTTGTATTGTTTAGTTCCCAGGCCGATGCCGGTGCAGTGGTCACAAGGGTAGTCATTACTCCCTATTTCGTAAGAGCAATATTTATTGCATTTTTTACATCTAAAACGATATGTCCTTAATTCTTCAATTATAAAATTTTCACATTTATTATCGTCTAGTGCAGTGGAAATAGGGGAGTATTGATTCAATCTTCTTCTAATTCCTCAAATTCAATATCAATTACTGGATTTTGCGTATTCAAGTGACTTGTGATGTATTCGGCATCGTCCATATTATCAACTTCGATTTTTATCAATACGCTCATTTTGATTGATAAAACCCTGAGTTAATTAATCTCAACGTAGGGATATAATCGTCGTCAATTTTGGCTTTAGAGATACCTTGAACCATCGTTAACCATAAAGTTACTGCATTTTCGTAGCCTTGTATGGTCGTATGGTCTGCACTCATGTTCAAACAGTGGTTCAAACGGTTTATGCGATCTTGTTGCGCTCTATTCAGCTTTATTGGTTCGGTTTTTTCGCTCATTACACACCTATACACATACACACATAAAAAATACTGGGTCAAATCTTTTTAATATATTATAACTTTCCATTGGAATTATAATAATAAAGGGGAATATTCATCTAAGGATATGTGCAGGCAGTCTTGTGTGTGTATATGGGTAATACCTGGGCAAAAAGAGTAAATATGAGCAGATGTTAAGTAAAAATGTATAAAATGAGATGTAAAATGTGTCATATTGTTGTAAAATATCCATCACAAACGACAAAAGACACGCTAATTTGCTTTGATTGTAGGAAACAAATTCATTATGTTAGGCAAATAGAGAGGTCGTATAATGATTGAAACAATTCTTAA